GGCAACTGCGAGAGTTGGTCCGGCCAGCGTTGGGAAGGAGCCATCGTAAAAGCGCCCGCGCTGGTCGAATCTCCCTCCGCCACATAGTTGCAGTTGCTACCCGTGCAAATGCTTGTCGGCGAGTTTCCGTTAGGCGTTCCGCATCCCGTCCCATCTGGTTTTACATAAGTGCCTGCGGTGCAGTTAGAACTAGTCAAAGTGAGTGTTGTAGCGTCTAGAGTTCCAGCAGTTATTGTCCCAGGACAATTTATATTTCCAGTAGCTCCTGTGCAACCAGTAGAAGTAAATGTACTACAAGCCCAAACAATTCCATTATTATATCGTTGGCAACTCATAGGTACATTGTAATAAGTACCACCTACGGGGGTAGTTAGTGTCGTTTCAATATCTGAATATCCATAATGTCCAGCTACTGCGGTAAAACGAGGAGCTATTATAGCTGCATTTACTTGGGTAGAAAGATTCTGGGTAGCGCCTGCTGCTGTGAAGTTTATAGTTCCACAAGGGGCAGTAGCATTTGGACATATAGTAAGACTCCAAGTGCTTCCTCCAGGAGAGATTACTCCATTTTGATAAGCATTAGTATTAAAAGAACCTGTCCCATCCAATGCTCCACCTTGAGTTAGAAGAGAAGGAGTAAGAGGAGTTCCATTTATGTTATATACATTGATATTAGGAGTTGAGTAATTAGGAATAAATTGTAAAGTCCAACTTCCTCCTGCCCAGATTTGTCCATCGGAATCTACTACAGTAGCACTTATAGTAGTTGTTTGTGCATTTATCACAGTTGAGAAAAAACAGAAAATAAATAAAGCAAGAAACTTCTTCACTTAATCCTCCTTTTATCCTAACCCAGGAAGCATTGGCTCAGTTTCAGTCCACCATGCTAGTTCAAAACATGGATAGCTACAATGAAAATAGCCTAAGATAGAACGTCTCATAACCAGCCCCAGTCTTGAAGTTGCTCATATCGACGTTGAGTAGATTTCTTCAAATCAGTCCGAAGTTGCATATTAGGAATCTGTATTCTTTTCAGCCTAGATTCAAGCTGGGCAAAAACTGCATCAATAGAATGCGCCGCACTAAGCACAGCTCCTATATAGCCATAGTTTCCACTTGTCTCTAGTTTCTTTGAACCATTAATCATCGCATCAAAAAGATAAGTCTCAGTTAGCTGTGCTAAATCTTCAGGATCTATCCCTTCTATTGGAATTCCTTTAGCCTTAGGAATCCTTATCTCAGTTGGATAAGGAGGAATGCTAAGAGTAACAGCAGCACCGAAAGAGCCTCCTCCCCATTTAATATCAGGATTCTTCCCAGAGACTATGTCTAAAAGAAGTTCCCCATATCCTGAGCCATACATAGTAGCGATAGTAGGACAGCACAAATACCCAAAACGAGGAGTCCACTCGAGTCCATAAACAGTATCCTCCGTTACTATAGTATTTAAGTCAATAATTCCCCTAAAGCCGCTGTTCTTAAGGAATTCTTTGGCTTTAAATAAACCTTCTTTAAAAATATGCATCTCATCATGCATTGCGAAGATTAAGTTCCCTGAACATCCTGTATTAGGCCCTTTATTATCATTCATAAACTTCTTCTCTTCTAGAGTTCCAGTGATTAAGAAGAAGTCTTCTCCATTAAAGAAAGCCTCAGTTCCTATCTCTTCTCCTTTAACAAATTCTTGAAGAATAAAAGGAGCATGTTTAGCAGCATCGAAAAGAGGGTCAATAAACTCAATAAGATCAGCCGCGCTCTTAGAAACATAGGTCGTGGCTGTGTCCTGAGTTGTGCCTCCCTCTGTAAAAGGTTTAAATACATACGGTCTGTCATTCTTACGCAGAAAAGCTTTAGCCTCAGAGGGTGTGTTAAATCGGGTATAGGATGGGACATTTATACCACATTCCTCCATTGATTTTATTCCAAATTCTCTATCATCTTCGAGAAGGTGCTCTAGAGTTCCATCTCCAAGAGTAGGAACTTCGTTTCTCGAAGAATCAGCTTGCTTAGGTCTTCCAGTTAAATCAAAAAGACTTAAATCATAGTTTTTATAGGAGGGAAATCCATAGCCTAAGAGATGCCTCCGATGATCTAAAGGCGTGAGCATCGGAGGCTTTATTAGTCCTTTAAGAACATCTTCATATTCAGGTTTAGAAAGGAAATAATCTACATCATGGCCTTCTGCGGCAAGCCGTAGGCTCCACCAAGCTCCCATTCCTGTGTATGAAGAAAGTGCTATTTTCATTCTGTCCTACTTTCCTTGATGTGCAGCTTTCTCACAGATTTCAGGATGTCCTTGGCCTTTTCCTTTAGGGCCTTGGTGATTATCATTCATGCTAGTTTGAATCCTCTCTTGCATCTTCTTCGCTTCTGCAAGAGAAAGGGAGGCTGATTGACCACTCATTTAAAGACTCCATTCTGCGCTATGCGCTTAGTTAGTTGTATCTTTTGGAGGAAAAAGCTGATTTCCTATGATAGAACCAGCTCCAGGAATTGTCTGTTGGAGTACATCTTTAGCTAAAGGTTTTATATTTCTTCTCCCACCTTTAGCTGGTTTAGTTGCATAGTTAATAACATCTTGGCCAGTCCGAACTGCACTTCCTGCGATTGGCCCCATTAAGGCTAAAGCTAAGCGATCTCCATGTGCTGCATTTAAGAAAGAATGCATTGTTCCCCAGGAGCCAAAGTAAGAAAGAAGATCAAGATATTCACCTGTAAATTGAGCTGTTTCTCCAGGATTACTAAGCTTCTTATAATCATCTTCTAAGCTTTGAGAAGCTTGTTTTAAAGAAGCTGTTCTAGCTAGAAGTTCAGCACTTTTAAGCATAGGAGCTACAGTAGGAAAGAGTAAACCAACTGTTCCAGCGTATCTTGCTATTCCTACATAATCTCCTGAATCAAGCATTTTTTGAAGCTCTCTACGCATAAAAGCCTGCTGAAAGGTAACATATCCATGAAACATAGTAAGCATTCTAGTCCATGGATTTTTAGTTGCAAGAAGAGAACGATCCATTGTTCTATCTATGAAGGCTCTATTATTGGTAAAATAAAACATAGCCTGGCTCTTTTCTTCTGTAGTTAACTGCCCCCCTCTTTTAAGAATATCTCCTACATTAAGTCCTAGTTCTTTAAGCTCGGCTATTGATCTCTTATCTCCTTTCATAGCTCCTTCAGCCCAGTATAAAGCACTATGATAGCCTATAACTGCGGCTGTTCTAAGCTGCATATTCCGAACGAAATTAAATCCTGGGTTATGAAATAGCTTATCCCATAAGACTCCCACTTCAGGTTTTCCTAGTTTAGAGCTTATAATTCCAAACCTAGCTTCTATCTCAGAGTTAAGAATATGATGCATCTGTGAACCAAATATACCACTTGATTCTACTAACTGCTTTATCTCAGGATCACTCATTTGAGTCATAGATTTCATTATAGCAGTTAATGGAGCTTGAGAGTAGTTAAAGAAAGTACTCATGTGATTAATAGCAATCATAGGAGCTAAATACCATCGTACACGCTGAGAGGCAAATTTCTCTATCTCATTTGACTTCTCATACACATGAGATACATTAAAATTCTTTATATAACCAGGAAGCTCTTTTCCTTCTTGCCTGTATAATAGGGTAATAGCTTTCTTTATATCTAATTTAGTAATTGATTTTTTAACTCCTTCACTTTCAATAGTATCATGAAATTGATTAGCTAATATATTAAGCATCGTATCTGCATGAGAATGAAGAGTTGGATTTCCATTTTCATAAAGTGGCATTATATCTCCTACTAGATTAGCATTATTCTCACCAAATACTTGAGTCTTAGCTAAGAGAGAAGCTTGTCCTCTAGCTTTCTGAGTCATTTGTTGAATACTTAAAGTAGCATTCTTAGGATCAGCTTTTAAAAGTTCTCCTGATGCCGAAGAAGCAGAATGATTTATTGACTGAAGATGCGAATGAACAGCAGAAAGTGGAGCCTTTAACATCTGTGGATCAGAATGAACCGCTTGATCTATAGTTTTAAGTGGCTTCATTAATCCTTCTAGGATTTTATTCTTTTGAAAAGTATATTGATCCATCTTTCCAAGAATAGAAGCCCCTTGAGGAGTACGAGTAAATTCAGTTCTCTGTGAGGAGAAGGCTTCCATAAACTGAGAGCCTATTTCACTTGGACGCAGCTTCTCAGTTATAGTAGAGCCTATATTCCTGAGTAGATTTCCAGTAGCTTCAGCTAATCCTCCCATTAGTTAACTCCTTCTCTTCGCTTGAACTCTCTAACCATCTTAATACTAAGAGCAAGCAACTTCTCTTTTCCACTCATCGCAGCTTGCATCTGCTGGGAGTAAAAGGAGTTTATAGCTGTTATATACTGAGTCTTTGCATCCTTTGTAACTTGAGAATCCCCAGGATAGTATTTATCTGCTAGTTTTATATCTCTATCCCATGTATTCTTTACTAAATCCACTTGCCAAGTAGTTTTATTCCTCAAAGTTGGCTGGGTGGATCTGAAGATATTTTTCTCACCTAAATCTCTGTACCACGTAGAACGCATGAACATATCTACGTGATTATTCATAGCTAGGCCAAAATGCTCAAGCTTATCTGGGGTTATCTTTGCTCCGAGAATAGCTTTCATCTTAGGGCTCTCTACTAGAAGTTCCTCTAACTTCTTAAATACAGGCTTTGGAAGCTGTTCCCTGTAGTGATAGAGAAAGCCTAGAAAATTAGTATAATCTCCTCCTTGAGCTTCTCCTTTTTCAAAATGTAATCCAGCCTTTTTAAGAGGATTAAAATATTTATACATATCATGTGCAAAACCTTTAACTTCACCTTCTATAGAACCTTCATGGAAATTAGCAAACTCTTCCCAAAAAGCATCATTTGCTTTTGTGGATTTTTTCCAGCCTCTTTTTTCAGCTAAGGAAGAAGCTGCTTTATTCCAGTCAAAATTAGCTTCAGCAAGCGGAGCTTCAGCTTTAGGAGCTTCAGCTTTAGTTGGCCCAGTCTCATTCTTAGCTTCTTCAGCTTTTTTAATAAATTCCATTCTTCTCTTAACTATAATCTTCTCAGCATTCTTCTTCGCTACTGCCTGAGCTTTCTTTACCCCATCTGAAATATCCTTATAAAGAACTTGTGCTTTAGCTAACTCAGCTTCAAATACTTGCTTATATTCAGCTTGCCCCTGCTCAGTCTTAGCTGAATCACCTGCCATTTTAGTAGCCGCTGCTTCTTGCATATCTGGAACGTTCTTATTTAATTCCTCTGCTGCTTGATTAACTTGCTCATGCAAAAAATTAATCAAACCAAGAAACTCCTTCTCATGTGCTTCTGGATTCTTTACTATCTCAGTACTAAGCCCCTTAGATTTAAGATAACTCATAATTAAGGTTAAGCCTGAAAAAACTGGTTTCCAATGAGCTGGGTCTTTAGCTTCAGCTTTTTTCATAAAAGCTTTAGCTTCAGGCTCATTAGACCACTCACCCCATGCAGCTATATGATCTAAAGATTCCTGAAGAATAGCATGTTGCAGAGTTATTCCTCCAGCAGCTATATTACCACTCATCTGTTTCCTATGAGCTTGAAGATATTCTTCAGCATTAGCTGGGCGAAATCCTTGAATTGCAAGAGCATGGGTTTGTTCCCTTTCCTTAAAAGCATCCTTCTCTACTCCTTCTGGAAGAATATCTCCTAGCTTTCCACTCTTTCCTTTGAAAGAGAATAGAGTGCCCATAGCAGCAAAGGAAAGAGCATCCTGCCATGCATTTTGTTTATCCCCAGTCTCTCTAGTAAGAGTTCCCCAGGTTAATCCTTCTGTTCCATAGGTTAGCAGCCTGGATGCTATTTGGCCACTCTTAGTAGCTCCTAAAGTTTCAGTTAAATTTCCTATAATTGGAACTCCTTCAGCTCCAGCTTTAACAAGACCAATCCCAAGTTCAGTGGCTTGTGAAACACCCATGAACATAGGGAGTAAAAGTGCATTCTCTGCTACAAAGGAAGTAACTTTTTCTGTAAAAGTCCTATTAGGAGTAACATCATGCCAGAAAGAGGTATAATCTGCTATTCCTTTATTATATTTCGATAAAGCTCCTAAGATCGGAGCTTTTTCTCCTGTTTCCTCAATCGCTTTAAATACTCCATCCTTAGCTACTCTATTATGCATATTCATATAAAGATTATAAAACCCAGTCAAACCTGAATAATCTTTATTCTTAACTGAATCAGCTATTGATACTAGAGGTAAGCCTAAGACATTGGAGATAAAGGACGCAGCACGAGCAGCAGGAGCTATTACTCCAGGGATAGACTCAATTAATCCATGAACAAAAGGAGAATGATAAGACTGTGCTGGATCATACTTGAGAGCCTGGCCATAAGCTTGAATCATCCATATTTTTTTACTTAAAGGAGGAGCTTTCATTCTCTGATACATAGGAGCTAATACGTTATCATAATATTGAGAAGCAGCTTCTCTTTTCTCCCCTTCGCTCTTTCCTAATAAAGAAGAAGCAGCTTGTTGCCAGTGACTCAGGCTATTAGTCAATCCATCAAAAGGATCTTCAAATAAAAAAGGATTAAGCGATGTATCCTTTACAGCATTAATCTTCTCATTCCTAGCGAGAGAGTTAATACTTGAATACTTTTGCTTAATCTGATAAATCTGGGCTTCGTGCTCTGCACCAGCGATGCTTTCTTGCATCGCTGCTCTCGCTCTAGTCTGAGGGTTGCTTTGCTGCTGGATGAAGTGTGTCTCTGAAGGCCTCTGCTCCTTTTCTATCAAGGGTCTTGAGAGTTTGCCCGAATTCTCCAAGTCCAAAAATTGACTTGACAAGGAGCCTGTCAATGGTAGGGGTATTTGAGTCGAAGGCTCTGTTTTTGAAGGGATTAATGTCTGGTCCTGCTTTGCTTGTTCCTGTATTACTTGAGCCATTACTTGATCCTCCTGCTTGAGGAGTTACTGAGATTTGAGGAACTGTAAGTTGCTGAATATCAACTCCTGCTGTTTTAGCAAGGAAATTTCTTTCAGCAGTAAATGCTCTTTCCGCTGCTGCTGCTCCTGCATCTATTCTTGATTGTTGACCCCTAAGAGAAGTAATTAGATTCTGATTAGCTGAACCTGTTCCTAGTTTTGCTATTTGAGCAGCTATATCAATCGAATCTTTAGAAGCCTTATCCATTGCATCTGCATAGTCTTTAGATGCAGTCTCATAAGCTTTCATTAACTCAGCTGGGTTTGAATCTTTAGCTGCTTGATTCGCTCTTTCAAGAGAAGATTTATACCCTGCTAGTTTATACTCATCATTAAATCTTTGATGCTCAAGCTCAAGTGCTTTATTAGCTGCTTCTCTCTCAGTATATAACCTTGAAATAGCATCTATATCAGCCTTGGTAATCTCTCCCTGAGCACGTGTATAAGTTGAGATATAAGGAATAATAGCTTTGAATGTTTCTATCTTTGCTTTCTGTGCTTCCTGAGCCGCTTGATACTGAGCAATAGCTTGCTGATTCGGTTGCATTTGTGTAGGAGTCTTTTGATTAAACTGTTCAGCCCAATCAGCATGTTCTGTAGCCATTTTCTTACCTTGAGCTACCCCCTGATGCTCTAGAGTATCATTAGCCTTAGGATCAGTAAAATCAATATTCATTCCCTTTGCTATGGCTTTTCTAATCTTATCATTCGAGAGAATCCCATTCATCACACTCTTATTCCTCTCCATTGCAGCTTTAGCATCTGCATTAGAGGGATCTTGTTTTACTAACTGCGCTGCTTGATCATAAGCTTGCTGTGCAGTTAGAAGCTGCTGAGTAGCTGAGGCTACTTCAAGTTTCTTCTTATTATCCAGTGCAGTCTCAGTAGAAGCAAGAGCATGAACCACCCCACGAACAGCATTCCCTATTCCCTGAGCACGAGCATTTCCTCTTCCTACTACATCTCTATTATCCATTTGCATCGGTGCTAAAGTCTTTGGTCCCTGTTGCATCGTAAGAGGCATTTGTGTTACATGCCCGCCAGGAATAGGAGTTGCTGCTTTCTTTGCTAATTCTCCAAGTTGTGCTTGATTAGAACCTAATACAGACTGCATAATAGCAGCTATATCAGGAGCTCCACCTCCAGCGGATGGGATTGTTGCATCTGCCATTTTAATCTCCTCTTTCTAAAGGAAAGGAATCGGACCTGATACTGAAGGATCACCTGTACTAAAGGCACTAAGATCAACTTGTCCTGAAGTTAAACCTGAAGTATCTATAGCTCCTCCAGGACTCATTCCAGCAGTAGGATCTGCTACTGCTGAGGCAAATGCAGGAGAAGCTCCAGAAGAGAAAGAAGAAGGAATTCCTCCACCTGAAGTATTAGTAGCAGCATGACCAGAGGCTCCAGGAATTACAGCACCTATATCTGAAGATATATCACCCATTACATTTCCAAAAGTACTCCATCCTGAAGTAGCTACTTCCTTAGATGCTGCACCTTCCATTCCACTAAGAATTGAAGAAGTTAGTTGCTCCTGAGATTGAGTTAAATTAGCAGATTCTCCTGCTATAGATGCAAATTCTTGTCCTTGCAGTGCAGAATCAGCAATAGCAGCTACGCTAGAATTGGCCCCAACTCCACCAGCTCCAAGAGCTGCATTAGTATTAGCCTGTGTTGTAGCCATCTGAGGTTGAAGAGAAGCTATATATTCCTGAAGCACAGTTGAATTTGTACCACTCATTGAATTAAGAAGAGAGAAAAGAGAATCACCTACTCCAGCTCCGTATATATCATTAAGCTGCTTTTGCAAAGCATTCTGCCCTGCATCTGTTCCACTAGTAATAAATCCTTGCTGTGAACTAGTAGAAGTAGGAGTAGCTCCAGCTATAGGAGTTCCTGTAGGCGAAGTTGCTGTAGTACCCATAGGCTTTGGCGTAGAGTACATAAAAGGATTCTGTGTAGCAGTTGGAGAGCCAGGAATACTTCCTGTACTAGTCCCATGCCCCGGCGCACCTATGCTTCCAACAGAAGGATTCGTCTGGTTATTCCCTGCTGGATTTGAAAAAGGAATAGATCCCATTATACACGCCCCATTCTAAGACGCATTGATTTCACTGAAGTAGTCTGATCTCTTCTTTCCTGCGAAGTACGTTGGAAGATTAAACCAGGAGTTCCTTCTTGTCCAGAAGAAAGCATAAACTTAGAATCTCCATATAAAGCAACATGAAGCTCTGCTGCTTTACTCTGTAGATTAAGATCACGAGCTGCCCGCATAGCAGTTGAATAAGAGAGAATATCTTTCCATGTATTAGGGAAGAATATAGTATCTAAATCAGTTCCTAAAGGAAAAGGATTCTCATGGATATATCTCATCGCTACTGGATAAGGCTGGTCAGGAACACAGCCGATCCAGATATTACCTTCATGCCTTGTCCATGTAGTAGGAGTTCCAGGGACATTGATTAAGACTTCAATATCATCAATTGTTTTAAACTTTAGATTATAACCTGTATTCTGCTGTGTAGCTGAGGAGAGTGCAGCATAGCCATCTATATAGATAAAAAATGAATCTACTTTATTAAGCTCAAGCCCCTGATCTGCTGTAGAGAGAAAGAAATTAGGAGAATAGACTGCATTAAGAGGAGTTAAATTAACTACCGGCCCAGAGGTTTGAAGCCCAGGAAATTTATAATCCTCGCTCAGCTCTAAGACTGAATCTTGAACATAATTCAAGAGTGTAATTGGAGGAATAACTCTTCCTTGGAGCAGTGAAGAAATACGAGTCTCAAGCGAAGCTATTGTATAATAAGCCATTCTTATCTCCTAGAATACATAAACAGTAGCATTCGCAGTTGCATCACTCGGAGCGAGGGTTATCGTATTAACATCAGGAGTAACTGTTTGCCAGATATTAAGGGACTTATCTGAGTTAACTAAGTGAAAACCTATAGGTTGTTTAAGTAAGCCATGATTAATAGAAATTCCTGTTCCAGTAGTAGTCCATGCATAAGAATTCCCACTTGTTCCAGAAGCCCCGATTCTAATTAAAACTCCTGAAGTATTCCCTTGGTTAAAAGCATTATAATTTCCAGTAGAATCCTTTCCAATAGGTTCTCCCATGCTAAGAGAGCCATTTATCTGCTTATGTACAGACTGTGCCCATTGAAGCAACTGTGCTGGCATTCCACGAGCGAAATCTACTGGATTAAGAGTCTTTGCCATCTTCCCACCCCTTTACACTGGCCTCTGAGCAGGCTCAAAGGAACCATAAAGTTGAATCTTAGAAAATCTAATAGAAGCACTTCCTGAGTCTATAAGTGAATCTACTTGAATAGTAAGTTGTGGGGAATGTGCTGTAAAAACCCCAGTTCCAAAGCCACTAGTAGGAAATATCTGAACTTCTATAGGATTTCCTCCCAAGGTATTAAACATAGCAGGAGTAAGAATTAACTGAGAGAAAGCAACTTTATTAAAGAGAAAATTAATAGTAACATCTTCCGTAACAGAGGCCCATAGGGAGAGATAAAGTGCATCAATCGTTACGTCCCTTCCAAGAAGCAGCTCCTCTTGCGGAAAAGTAACAAAGCAAGGATTAGAGATAGAGTTATTATTCGGTAGCCCTTCAACGTAATAATAAAAAGCGTAAGAATAAACTCCACCAATCAAATTCTGCATTGCTACAGCCATTTGATTCTGATTAAATTCCCCACCTATAGGACGAACTGATGTAGAGGCTATTGTACTTATATACTGCAAAGCAATGCTATTCAAATCAGCATAAGTAAGAGTCATCCAGGTTTGATTATCAGCATTATAAGCATAAACAGTTCCATCAATCATAAATGCTATAAGAGGAAATACATCTCCTCCTAGGAATACTTGGCAAGCATTTGAGTCTTTTCCAACTAAATTTGAGGTACTAAGATTATTAAAAAAGGACATCTTAATCTTAGTTCCTATGGGAGTAAGAGTTCCTGAGATTTGAAATATATCAGTACTTCCTACGAATGCTCCAGTCTGGTCATACTGACAAACTAGAGAAGGAATTAAAGCTCCTTCCCCTGCATCTCCAAGGGAAATATGTGCGAACTGAAATGGAACTGTGCCACTTCCTAGAATCGTAGCATAGCTAACTCCCTGTGCCCTTATAATATATGCTGTATTATTAGTAACTACTAACCCAGAAAGGAAGTCTCCTATATCAGCTAATTGAGCAAATCCAGCTCCTGTTATATTTCCTGCTGTAGTAACAGGTGCCCATTCATCTAAAGTAGAAGCCCCAGTCCAAGCAAAGATCATATCCTGATTAGCTTGAGCTACTCCAAGCTGTGGAGTTAATCCTAAGCCTATAAGAGAGCCTCCAAACTTACGAATTACCTTTACTCCATTATACATAGTTGAAGTTGTGAATAAACCAGGGCCACTAAATTTAAGAATCATAGGCCCTATATTTGCTATGTATAAGGTTCCACCTACTGAAGTAAAAGATGCAGGTGAGAGAAATGAACGTGGAGCGATCGAAGACTGAGTAGCTACTCCTCCCTCCAGATTTCTTGGAACTAGAGCAGAGAAATAAAAAGGAGGAGGATACCCTGAGATAGTATTTGTGGAAATATCCTGTACTGTAATAGTATCCCCTGCAACTCCAGAAGAGTTAGCTGTTATAACTAAAGAGTAGCCATCAAGAGATGCACTCAACGTCACATCCGTAAGTGGCCCTACCATAGAGGCTACTACTTGCTTTCTATTAAATCCAGAAACCCAAGAAGGCACCGTAACTGTCTGAATTCCAGAAGGCCCAATTATCTTAACTCCAGCTACAGATTGATTTTCTACTGAGGAAGTAGTTATTGCCCCAGTAGTATAGTTAACTCCAGCATTAAAGATTGAAACCGTAGCAATAGCAGTCCCGGTTAAGGTTAATACTCTAACCCATCCAGTTATATTAGACCCTTGCATAACTTCAACAACATCCCCTACTCCATAGCCTGAGCCTCCTGTTACAGTTATTCCAGTAATATTTCCCTGAGCATTAACCGAAGTAATATTCCCCGTAGCTCCACTTCCAGTTGTAGGTGCTACTGTTGTAGTTCCAATGCAGTCAAGAGTAAGCGAGGCTTGCTGAACTATTGAAGTTGCATCATATAAAGTAACTGGGAGGGTATCTAAATTATTAAAAAGTGTATTCTCTGGAGTCCAGGAGAATATATAGAAGATATAATTCACTCCCGAAGGAGGGCCTACAAATGGAGTAGCTGAGTATGCAAAAGCATAATTTAATTGCCCAAAGACTGAATTATAGAAAGTTCCAAAACCTAGAAGATTCGGAGTAGCTGTTCCAAAAGGATTTCCTCTAATCCCTAGTTGCTGTAATGAAGCTACACATAATTTACCATCAACTATGATAAATCCATCTGCTGAAGTAAAACAATTAGGCGCAATATAAGCAGGAGGCTCAGAAGTATCCAAGCCTCCAAAGGGAGATTCTTTTCCTCCATAGGTAATTTCAAGAAGTTCAATCCCTGAGGGACGACCAAGTTGATCTTCTTGTGGAGTTGTCTTAATATGCCCCATCTTAAAGCTCCATTACTTAGTACCAAGGAATAAATCAACTTCTCCAGTAAATGTTCCAGCAAATGTAACAGGCCCAGAAAGCCATCCCAATTCATAAATAGGAATAGCTACATTCGCAGCAGTTGAGTAAAAAGTATAAGTCCTACCAGCCTCATCAATAATCTGAAAAGTCTGCCCACCTGCACTCATACCACTCCAGTTTCCACCCTTGATCTTAACATTCGCATTATACCCTGAAGCTCCAGGTGCAGTAATTTTCCAAATTCTTCCTGTGAAATCATTAGCCATCTAGGAACCTCCTTTCTTTTTTCACAGGAGTAATTAATTAAGATTATAAGAGCAGTTCAATACACAACCATAGAAATTAACCGTTCCACCAGCACCAGCAGTGAAGTTAACATTCAGAATAATTATAGTATCCCCATTCTGTGCTGGAACGATCATAGCTGGAGAAGTAACTGGAACATTAATAACTTGAACCTGTGCTCCGATAGTAAGCACTAATCCATTAGTTCCAAGTGCAATGATATTAGTAACTACCGGCGCTACTCCATTTTGAAAGAATGTTCTTGTAAGCCCAATCGTAGCAGCAGAGGCATTAACTGCTAGGACTTGATAGATTACATCAATCGAATTAATCTGAATTCCCTTTGGAATAGGCCCATGTAGAATCCCTGAACCTCCAATCGTTCCACCTACTGTAGCTAGATTAGCTGCTGTAATAGGAGGAATCCCAGGTGCGAGAGCTAGAGGGCCTGAAGTATTTGCAACTGTAGAAGGCCCCGAAGTTCCTCCCGCAGTTCCAAATTGTTCTTGATCTGTTCCATAAACTCCACTCCTATACATTGGAGCCTCTGGGGTATGAAAGAATTTCGCTGCTGCTGTAGTAGGAACTACTTTATAAAGCAAACCCGCAGCAGGAGCAGCAGGGAGAGTAGAAACTGCTGCAAAATCCACAAACTCATCTGTTCCAATAGCAAGGTGTAGATCAGTTTGTGGAGTTCCTTGTTCCCATTTTTGATCTGTAAAACCCATTCTCTTAATCCTTCCTGCGGCGCAGCCGCTAAAGAGTAATATCCTCTACTTCAGTATACATCAATGGTTCCCTGAGTTTCTCAACTGGAGCAAGTTCTTCTTTTCCATCTTCTAGAACTACAGCAATTCGAACTTCTAAATCCCCTAAAAGCATCTTATCAACGCATGTAGGGCATTTAAGAACTCCTCTTTGCCATGTGGCGTCTGCTATTTTAGTCTTCTCATAACAAACGCCACAGTAGTACCAAGGGCCGGTTAGATGTGTATGTCGAAGCTCTTCACACATAGAACTTACTCCAGTTCAGAGACTTAATACTAAGGTCCCTGAGTTCCCCAAACTCCCTGCCACCGTGTAGCACCTGCACTCATCCTCAGACGAATCTTCTGTTTCAGAGCATCCGAGTCAAAGTCATCATCAAATGTAGTCTTTGGACGCTCACGGTGATAAACAGTAAGGGTTTGATCTTCCTTCTCCGCAGCCATGTACCAAGAAGCCGCAGCATTAAGCCACGGAACTTCCATATGCTTATAGTCTTCAGGAAGGAGAGAGTTGATTGTATTATCCGAAGTATAAGGCTTTCCACTGCTTCCTAGAACTTCTCTAACCAAGAAACGAAGTTCAGGAGCAGTAATTACATATTTCCATCTCAGTCTAATTGGAAATCCCTGATTATCTACCATCCTAGCCGCATGATTCGTAGCGAGCTGAAGACCAGCTACGCTAAAATCAATATCAGTACTTGGCCTATTAGGCCAAGTACCAGCAGCATAGATAACATTAGCAGAACCAGGAGCTAGATTAGTAGCAGGAGCCCCACCAAGAAGAGGATGCTGGCTATAGAAGAGAGGGTTCCCATCTATAGTTTGAACATTTGTAGTAAACCCATTATTAAAGGTATACCAAGCAATAAGTTCCTGCGTAAATGCTGCGGAACGTGCAAGGAGGACTGGTCCTTTTTTAACTAGTCCATATTTATCATCATCCATCAATTCCTTACTTGTTCTCATAGCAAGTGAATAAGTAAGATGAATATAACGCTTCGTTCCACCCTGAATCATTTCATTATAAGCAGAAGGAGCATTCTCTGGCTTCTCTTGAAGCACTGAGAGCCCAGCCATTTCCATTTCCTGCTCAAATTCATTATCAGAGGTTTTTTCATGGAAAACCTTAGGATAGTCGCTTTGCTTAAGTTGAAACTCCAACGCATCAAAGTAAATCTTTGACTGCCCCAGAACCATAAGTTGCGGAAATTTTGCCCTAACCTGTGCCATTCTTTTTGTCCTCCTTTCTTAATATTCAACTTGAATTGCGGTTGGAAGGAACTTAAACCTTACGCGAGCATTGACGATAAATCCATCTACAGGATTAACTCCAATAACCTGAACCACAGCATGTGCTCCAGTAACTCCACCGTCTACATACCAGAAGCCATTAGCATCAAGAGTCATGCCAAATTGTCCAGCAGTAGTATTAAGCATTGCCTGGGTAGGAGTATAGTTAGCTGCTACTGTTCCAGTAGAGTTATCAAAGATAGCTTCAAATACGTTATCTAGATTAGCCTCTACATACAAAGTCCGGCCGTCTGAAATAGGAGTTCCAAGTGCGATATTAACTGCATTTGGCTCATTCAGTACATATCCATAGGTTTGAATCGCTCCAGTTCCACCAATAGGACCAAAAGGCATTCCAGGAGCGCCGAGTCCATTTGAGGCTAGATTCAACCCAAAGGATTCAGAAACACCAAGAATAGTATTAGTCCAATTAGTATTCGGCCAAATTGCAGCGAACCCACCAGCGTTCGCTGTAATAAGAGAGCCATTTTTAAAACTCTGCGTAGCAGCTTCAGGGATAGCTGCTGTAAGAGGGGCTGTGTTTGCCCTATTCTGAATAGAAAGAATAGGAGTATGATAAGTTAGATTTGCCGCCGCCATTTAAACTTCCTTTCCGCGTCATAGACGCTTTTAATTAGAGGGTAGAAGAGAAGAGTTCACTTGAAATTTCTCTCCCCTTCATATCCTCAGGTTCATAAAGAGTCATAGCCCCTCTATGAATACTATCAGCGAGGTTAGGATCAGCTTGAATTACCTTCCCAAGCTCGCTATGAACTCTAGCTTTGCCGTGGATTTGCATTGTTTTTAGATAATTCTTCCTAATAGCCCCAAGATAACGAGATTTATGAATCCTCAAGCATACTACATCCCCATGGGCATAGTGATTATTAGCATCAAAGCTAAGAGGATGAGGAAATCTTTCATCTAAGTCTTCAGGCTTTACATACTCATACCCAGTAGCAAGGCATACTCCTAACCTCTCTGGCATTATATGCACCCATCTAGCAGTATAATTCTGATCCTTTAGATGCACTGTAAGGAATTCAGGAGTTTCTTGTTCATATACTGGGATAGGGATATTAAGATTAGCAATATCTGCTTCTGTAATCTTAGACCAGTCTATTTCCTTAGGAGCTGTCGCTTGAGCCGAGGACGCAACCTTAGATTCTTCCTTCGCTTCGATTTTCTTCTTAATATCTGTAATATCTTTAAGAAGTTCTAGAATACGAGGATCAAGTGATGCAGTTGAGTGTGCGGCGCCTAGCGGCGCCTGATCACCCCCCGTGGCCCCCCTTCCGGAGGGCGGTGCCGGTAGCGTAGTAGTTGTTCCAGCACTAGTAGAAGCTACTTGTACAGTCTTATCTCCAATCACAGTATTAGACATACTCAATCTCCCCAACCTTCGCTGCTTTCTCCAGAAGCTTCATATAATCCGCAGTCTCCATCCCAGAAAGCTTTGCTGCTCTTATAATATCTGGAGTAATGTCAAAGGTTACGTTGTCTTTATCCTGAGAATCAGTCCCCTTAGTATTTCCACCTGCGGGAGCGAATCTATTCTTAATCTTATTCTCCGAAATATCCTTCTGCTTCTTCCCTACTACAGTGTAGTAAGTATTCTCAATTCCTGCGATTGAGTTTTGAAAAGCTAAAGGCTGCCCTGAGAGAATCCTATCTATCTCAGCTTTAATCTCCCCAGTGTAGTAAGGAAAATCTGAAGCTCTATCCTCAAATACTTCCCTGCGTTTATTCGAAGCCATCAGCATCATAAGTGCTTGAGTCTGAGGAGCTGTAATATCAGAGATAGCTTTCTTTGGATCCTCTAGGATTAAAACAGCTAAATTTTCATCCTCCGTAGCTTGCTGCTCAGGAGTTTTCGCTTTTTTCTTCCTCTCTAATTCTGCTTTCTCCTTTTCTTTCTCAGTCTTCATCTCAGTAAAGAAAGCAGTAATAGAGTCTAGTCCCTTAAGCTTCTCATCCATTGAAGCTACTGAGGTCTTAAGCTCATCTACAGTTCTGAACCTCGCCTCTAACTCAGGAGGAAGTTCATCCTTCTTATCCTTCCTACCCTTATCCTTATCCTCATCCTCACTTTGGGATGCCCACGATGGGAACCATTTAGCCATTATCCTACTCCTTCCAGGTTAAGAGGATCAAATACTGCATCCTTCTGTTTTTGATTCACTAGCTCAAGCTCTTCTAAACCTTTCTTTATCTCCTTTATCATTAAAGGTAAAGAACGAATAGAGCCAAGAAGATTAAGCTGTGCTGTTAAATTTGAGGCCTTTATTAAAGCATCTGCTTTCGTAAAATCCAGAGAAAAGAGCTGCTGGTTTAAATCCTGATACGAATTAAGAAGGAATTGCGCCAGTGGTTTGAAAGCCTCCAGTTGGTATAGTTCCTCCAGTTCTCTGAGTTTGGGCACTAGATCCTTTACTTTGTCCATTCGTTCCTCCAGCCCCTTCGGGGTTAGTCATAGTCTCTAATAGCTTGCCCATATCAGGAACTAAACGAGAAACATCATCATGGTTAAAATTACGCATTATGGTTCTGTACAAAGCCACATTAGACATTAAGCATCCAGCGTAATATTCTTTAAGCTGCGGAGGAATCCCAGGCTGAAGCATTGCTTGAATCATCTGAGCATTCTCTTGATAGAAACGACTCAATGCTCCAGCAAGTAGAATATCATTCTGTCTCTCTAGCTCTTTATTATTCGATGCAGTAGTAGGACGAAGTCTAAAACCTAAAGTTCGATTCTTAAATGCATCAAATGCTTTCTTTAGCGAATCAGAATTATCTCCGTATTTCTTCAGCTTTGAACCTATCCCAAAAGAAGAAAACATCTCAGTTAGCTTAATAGCAATTCGCACATGTGCAGAACGCATATCACTCATTCGCAGATTATTCCGATTATTCTGCTGAATAAGCATCATTGAAGTTCCGCTTGCGCTATAGATTCCTCGTTTATTATTAACTAACCCTCCACCTGTACCAGAGATAGCTGGATCTACTCCTGCGCGCTCCTTTGCACAGCTCATTATAAACATATCCGCATCATTATTATACCCTACATCAGTCCCAGTCTGTACCCTTTCAAATGCCCCCTCCCTCGCTGGAACTAACACCCCAGGGTACATCTGAAGAACTGAAGAGAGCTTTGAATCAGGATCAATCCTAAAAATCCCAAGCATAGCAAAGTTACGATTATTAGTGCGCCAGTTAGAATTATTCGATAGCTCCGTTTGATAAAATCGAAGCATCTGAGCATAACCTGTACCGAAATAATTCTCATCATCATAGCTAAGCTTAACATCCTCTACAGGGAAGATATTTTCAGGGTAGAAATTATAAATCGCATAAAGAACTTTCTCACTTTTCTTATGATACTTAGCAAGTAGTGAGTAAGTATCATTTCCTTTCCTGTATTTAATATAGCAGTTATAAAAATCCCACTCAGCTCCCCCATGCTCTGTGGATGAAGTATCCAATGAAAGAGCTGCTTGAACTTCAGACTGCATCTGTGCGCTTTCAGTTCTATCAGGTGAAGCTAAAAGAGATTCTAAATCCTTCTCCTCATATAAACCTTCCTTAGCTAAAAGCTGCTTAACCTGCCAGTAAGTCAAAGTTTCAATCGTATAAAAGAAATCCGCATCCCCCATTACAGGAACACGAGGATCAATTCCAAATTTATTCAACGGCACAAGCTTCGGATGTGGGCTGTCTCTTTTTGTAATTTCATCAAATTTATAATCCACCTTATCCGAAGGAGTTGAGCCTCCGCTGAGATATACATACTTCTTCTCAATATCATACTCCCAAGGAAACTCAAGCAACCCTGTTCCGTATTTAATAGCTGAGTTAAAAAAAGCCTGCTCAGCACGATAAAAATCTAGAGAAGCTGGATCATAAGCTTCATCCATAAGAAACTTCTCTAGAACTCGCTTCATTTCCTCTCCTTCATGCGAAGGAGAATCCCCGGAAAGCGAGATTGAGAAAAGTGGATCGTACATATAAATAGCACCTAGCACACGAGAGAGTAATTCATCTACGAAAGTTCCTATAAGCTGAATTACTAAATTCGCAGCGCCAGGCCAAGGGAAATTCTGTTCTCTTTCCTTTGGAATTCCTTTATACAAACGCACATACTCAGGAAGTCTATTAGTTCTAAAGGACTCAAGCTTAGAATCTATAGACTTTACATTTGATTTAATAAAGTGATGCAGGTCTTCAATCTCAGAAGCAGAGAATCCAGATACTCCATCAGCTTTTATCTTCGTAGGTGCAGGAAAAGGCATTCGCTTCGCGTCCTTTTATACTTGATGCATACTTAGAGAGAAAGAACCTGCTGTAACTGCGTCATTCCAGGTTTTCTTAAATTGATATTCAGGAGAATGAAAGATGCTGCGTTTAAAGCCTGGGACTAGAACTTGGACCCTAGCTGCTGTTTCTATTGCAACCGAAACCTGATGGGAAGCTTGTACCTCAGAATGAATCTCTTCAGCTGAAGAAAGCGGAGCAGGTGAATTAGCTGTTACAACACCAATAACTGTCTCAACTCCAGCTAGGATAATATTCGTTAATACTTGAACACTTGTAGGAAGTGGGAGTGTATTAAAAACTGCCTGGAAAGCAGCTAGGAGCTGAAGAACATTCTGTGCATCTGTTCCACTTTGCCAATTCTGCAAAGCTACAAGAGCTGCATTATATGCATTAATTGCTGCTACTCCTTCAGGAGTATTAAGCAAAGAAGTTTGAGTTAAGAGTGCTTTAATAGTAGGCTCAATCGCTTCCATAAGCGATGCTGCGGTAGCTGTGGCATTTTTACACATTTAAAAACTCCTTATGGATCAATCGTTACGGTTCGTGGAGACTTCATTGTATTAGTTGTGGGTGGAAGAGTTATATTAGTTATTGGCAAAGGAACAATAGGTTGATAAGAAGGAGTTACTTCAGTAGTTGTAGTGGTTAAAGAAGGCGTAGTTACTATAGGAAGAGTAATCGGTGGCGCTGGGAGAGACTTAGAAAAGGTTTTAAAATCCGAAGCTAAGATTGAAAGAAAAGAAACAAAAAAAGTATACCATACATTATTAATCTTCTCCACCGGAGGAAGCGATTGGACAAAAGCTGAGAAAACTGCAAGCACTATGTAAACCTCAAGTACTGTTGCAGTAGTTGGATTCGTAAGGAATGAGCCTATTGACTGAAGCATTTTCCTTCTACCTTTCTGTTATTTTATCCTGCCTTAACTCCATTTGTTTCCGAGTATAATCCCGTCCTGCTATCTCCCCAACTAATCTTGCTACTTCTATTGCTAAGGATTTAGTCTCTGCTACTAGCTGCGTATTCGCATCTAAGATTCTAGTCTGAGTTCCATCTACCATGTGAATAACTGTATCAACCTTAGCCTTCGCTTCTTCCGCAGCTTTTGCAGCTTGAGCTACTTTCTTCGCTATAAAACCATTTAACAAAGTAACTATAATTAAAGCTCCTCCACCAATTAAAGCTACTGCAATAGTAGGATTCATACTCAACGCCTTGTCATAGCATCAATATGTGCAAACCAAACTCCAAAGATAGCTGCGATTGAAGCTCCTAAAGTAATTCCTCCTACTAAGAGCTTAACTATAAGCGAAAGCTGAGCATCCCATCTCTCAGCTTTTCTAACTACACCTTGGGTTCCTATTAACATATCTTCATGAGACTCCAATTTATTCTCCACCAAGGCCCGCGATTCAGTCCATGAATCGGTTAATCTTATATCCATTTCTAATGATCCCTCGCTTTCATGCAGAAGCAAGTGCTTGCACTCCTCTTTTCCAGTGATTGAGTCTAGAAGATAAAAATTCTTCAATCATTTCTTGATCTACTGAATCAAAATTCCACACTTGAGGACCATAGCCGAATACATCTAGGAGATCAATTAATCCTTTCTTCTGCCCCCAAGCTTCAGCTTCTTCCCTGAATGATTCAACCCCATAGCCTACAGCCGGAAAATATACTTCATGCCTCTCTACGAGAGGAATAACTGAATCAATTCGCTCAATCTTAGCACCTGCATTATTCGGAGTTTTCAATGGCTCAACTCTAATCGCTGCAATCTCTGGTCTTGAATGTCTTACTTGGTCTTTGTAGTAATTCATATGATAGATTAAGTATTTCTGTGCTCCCACTGCTTCCATATGAATCACTTGAATCTTCCACTTAAGTGCAAGCTCAAATAACTTAGCTACAAATTTATCTACTGAACAAGCTTCTGCCCACATTTCAAGGAGATAAATCCTCCGTGGCTCTCTTTGGACTCCTGATACAATCGCTGCATGTCTGCATCGTCCATCAGTTCCCACTTTGCCACTCGTATGATGCCCGGAGTGATTAGGGTCAACGATAAGAAACCTGTCCAAGTTACGCGGAAATACATCTTTTTCTACATCTCCTTCTATAACATGATGACGAATTACTGTTCTCTTCTGATGTGGTATTTGCCCAGGACCTAGACTTTTAGGATTTGCTAAAGCTCCTGTGACTTGTTCATAATGAAAATATCTAAAATCCCCCATCTTAAACTTCGCCTTAGAAGGATCTATTGGGAAGTTCAGAAACTGACAGGAGAAGAAATAAGATCCAAGCCTACGCTTCCATTTAAGCAGTTTCTCTACTGAGAAAGCCTCAGGAAATATAGGTAAGCCAAGAGGATGAAGTTTGCAACACCCACCAAGAGCTGAATGAGTTGTAAAATTAAAAGATGAATCATTCTCTCTGATATATGAATTAAGATCCTTATGACTCCATCTATTCCCAACAATAATCTCATCAAAATCTCTCGTTGCATTAATCTGATTCGCGTCTGTTGCTCCTACTAGAAGCTGATGATACTCTATAGTCCCCTTCATCACTGCTTCGGAGTTTAATGCTTCCCTCCCGGGGAGATCATCTTCAATGACAAGATCGTAGTGACGACTTTGCAATGCGGCGCCGACCCCAATAAAGTCATATGTTCCTTCACCTTGACCCCTGCCTTTAGCTGTGCGTTTCTGATGCAATGAGTCATTAGTCCACGTTTCAGATGCTCCAGGTATAACTTCGGGGAATATTTCTCTGAAGTCTGAATTATTAACATACTGATTCGATACACGGACACCGAGTTTAATTGCATTCTTAATCGTCTCACTTATCAGAAGGATTCGTATATCCTGATTATGAGTTCTACGCATCCATTCGATGAATAAATCTGAATACCCCAACGTACTGAATAAATCCTCCTCGCTCCGCGAGAAAGGGAGAGCACGCCAGATTGGGAAACATTCACTAAATACTGTAGATTTATAATGGTCCCTTGGAATCTCAATTACCTCCTTCAGGCCATCTTTCATAACAGTAAGGCACATTTGATAATGTAAAGATTTAATCCCCTGCTGAAAACGAGTTTTGTGGAGAAGCACAGTTGAGAAATAGTACAAGTCGATTAAGGAGTTGACCTTGATAGCTATTCGCTTAGCTTCTCCACAAAGTGTATAAGAAGGAATGAGCTTGAAGTTTAATATCTCAGAACGGGGAATATCTATATTCTTAAACCTAGAACCAGCGCCACTAGAAGGCTGTTGCATAGAAGCAACTGCTTTAAGTGTATCTTTAATCGAACTCAAATCCGCTGGAGATTGAATAAGCATCTATGCCTTAGTTTACTAATCCTGTAACTTTAATTGCTTCAAGCGCAGCAAGAGCAGCCTCCTGCTCCGCAGAAGTCAAAGTCTCTGAATTTGAGAATGAATTATTAATCCTCAAAGCTTCAGCTACTCTTTTTTCACTTATCTCAGGGGATATAGTATCTGAGTTAATAGCCTCAAGAAGAGAGCGGCTGATTTTATCCATCTCAGAATAATCATGCTCAATCTTCGTATGCACATCAGATCTACTAATCTTAGGAAATGTACCTTCTCTATCAAGGACTTCTAAGGCTACTGTAGTTTGAAGCCTCTTATCTATTGAAGAAATAGGCTTTGATTGAAGCTGATCTGCTAGCACTCTCATCGCATCAGGCATCAATAAACGAAGCAACTGCTTATGCTTCACTATGGCTTCTTCCACCGAAGTCTCTGAATCTGTGCTTATTCCTGTAGTAAGCTCAATCCTTTTCCTTAAATAAGGCTCACTCGCCCTAATAACTGAGAGCCTACGAGTACTTCTATGCAGAATCCTGGAAATATCCTGATCTGTTAAGAGCGCAGTCCCTTGGGCTTTAGCCAGATCAAAACGTACTAGCTTCTCTAGTAATACAGAAGTACGAAACGTAGTTCCGCGCCGCGGCCGGGTACTTAAATTCCCTGCTGGAGTTAAGGAGCCACCAAAGAAACTCATTCTATAGATCCTCCGCTCGCGGTCTAGTATTATCTATAATAAGCACAGGCCCAGTTTCTCTGCGTAGCAAATCTGGGTATTCTCTAAAATGCCGCAGAAGAGCTGCTCCGATCTTAGAAGAACGCAACTCTTCTGCTAGATGATTAGACATAACTCCTTCACCTATAAAATCATCCTTAATTTGCTTTGATACTCTCATTTCCTTTTCCTTAGCTATAAAATGCGCCTTCGGCGAGCTAGGTTGTCTGAGTAAATGTAATTCCAGTCGGAGTAAGTACCGTAGGAGCTGGAGTCGAGGGAATAATAGACGCTGAAATAGAAGAAAGTGAAGTAGCTGGATTAGGTACAAAAGTCGAAGTATTATACCCAATCGTCAATGGAGTAGTAGGATTCTCTACAAAAGTAGAAGGCAAAGGAACCGTTACAATCAACCCAGTAGCATCAACCGTCGGTAGAACCGAAGGATCACTTGATGTTACTGTAACCGTAGTTCCTACGGGATAGACTGAATCGACTGGAGTAAGAACCCCAGTATACACAAGCGTATTACCTGCAACTGCACTCAACATAGAAGACTCCTTAAAACTAATCCCTAGGGGAGTTAATCTTTCTTGTGGTTGATTAGACTGAAGTGTATGCTCAATCTTTCTGAGTACAGAAACTTCATCTTTTAATTCCTGCTCAATTTCCTTAAGCTCTTTCCTCAAGCTCATTGAGTCTCCATCTATAGGATGCGCCTTCGGCGCAAGGTACACTTTTCCTATTCTTCTAGTATACGCGCCTTCGGCGCTAGGCGCAAGTGCTTCGCGTGAAGCGCAGCCTGCGTATACACTCTATTCTCTATAATTCCGCCCCATAAACTACCTCCCCCTAAAGACGCTGCGCGCCTGGCTGTAGAAGTTGAAATGATTGTAAGAAAAAAATGATATAGTTTTAAAATAACTTGATTTTGCTAAAAAATTCTGAGAGGAGCTCCCCCCGTTTTTTCTCACTTTGCGATTTTTTGAGGTGGATCGCAAATTGCAATAAGCGGATCGCAGATTGCAATATGGCAATGCATATTGCAATATATGATTTAGCAGATCGCAGATCGCCGCGAGTAAATCGAATTACTAAGAGTTTATTGCAGATTGCAATATGGCAATATATTGCAATATGAGTTATCATATTGAGTAGGCGAAGAAAAGGGGAATAAATCGCTTTACTAAAGCGATTAGGCGAATACTTAGCGAATGGCCCCGCGATTGCTACTAGTAGGTGTTACGTCGGCCCCGCGATTGCTACTAGTAGGTGTTGCGGCTGTATATGTAACCACTGGGCCAAGGCCCAGGATGCTGGCAGAATACGAAAATTGAATATCCCACCATTACAGTATGGGCCTATGGCCTGATTGTACTGACCGTGAGCGGTCGATTGATCCATGATGCTACCGTGATTCATTTAGCAGTAGAACGCAAAATGATAGCAGGTAGCAAAACGATTAATCTACAGTCTAAGGGTAATGGTCTGGATTGCTAACAAGCGGCTCAAGATTTGCAGTCTTGAGTTAGGGGGATAAGACTTGGAAGTACTATCCAAACTTACTTTGTTAGGGTATCCCCCTAACTCAGGATTGTAATCCTGAGAAAAAGGAGAACTATGGACAATCAAGTAAAAGAGACTCCGATTACTGAATCGGAGACAAAGCCTCCAATGGGATTGAAATTTGATCTCTTGGACGTGCTTTCCACCGACGAATTTGCTGCACTCGGAAGGAAAGCGATTGAACTAAAAGCAAACGGCGCCTATAAGAAAGCAATCAAGGCAGCCGTTGGACAAATGACTCTTAGTGATGCAGCGGAATATGCAGTCTATATGCTTCGCAAAGCGGCTGGGAATTATGCATCGAAGGTCTTAGTCGATGATTCGATTGATGCCTTCAGCATGGCAATTCCTAAGCTACTTGCAAAGAATCCCACAGTCGTAAAGATTGCGACTCAGGGGATTCTCGAAGTAGCTGCATCATTCAAAACTGCCTCTGACTGTATCGCCGTGCTGGACAAGTGGTACGGCCCGGCGTCAGTCCAAATGAGTGATAAGGCAGGCGTGCTGGATTCCTATCAACGCGCTTGTGGAATCATTCATACATTCTTCGGTCCTGCTATCAAGGGAGCGTAGAACATTAAACCCTGGGAATAAGCACGCTGCTTTCATAGAGCGTGCTTATTCCTAGACTTTAACAATCCATTCTCTACTCTCTCTTCTCTCTATTATCGCAAAGTGAAATTCTCTGGCCGAAGATAGAGAGAAGAGAGAAAAGAGAGGATTTACATGAAACAAACAATTAAGCTCCAAAGTCCTATAGGACTTCTCTTCTCTATTCTATTCCCTGAGTCTACAGGGTTTAGATCAACCTTAACTCCAAGTGCTGCGCATGTAGTGATAAGGGCAATGCAGCATATTAATAGCAGTAAAAGAGCCCTTGGGAAGATTCCTACGACGTATCCTTCTACGGAAAATGGAGTAGTAATTCCATTTGAGGTGAAGGTGTCGTAGAGAGGATATAGAATGGGTGGGCTCCATCAATAAGGGGGTTATGGGTAGGTGGTATCCTAGAGGGTAAGTCCAATGGAATCAACCCCAAGGGGATGTTACCTACCCTGAATTGACAAATGGGCTTACCCCCATCTTCCCCCCTGCGGAACTCACCCGCGCCCCGGCGGCCAATTCTACAGCGATGTTTTTAGGCAAAGCCTTTTTTTAGGCCCTTAAAAAA